CATTTATACCAATCATTATTTTATTTGTTGTAGCCATACACACTCACAGTTCCAGTAAAAGTACCATTTTGAGTAATTAAATTAAAACCATCATAACTTGTTGTATTAAAAACTAATCCAGCAACCGAACCACCAATCCAAGCACCAGCATCATTTTGAGAAGTAATTGTTCCTGAAAATTTTGTCCATTGTGCTAAAAATGGCGAAATAATATCAATTGAATATTGTTGCCCTTGGCTACTAGCACTATCTTGAGCACCAAGTTTAACAAATGAACCAGGTGATGCTGTCCAAGAAACATCTGCTGCTGTATCGGCTCTTTTAATAAAACTTGTATAAGCATAAGTTGAGGTAGTTAAATCTGTTGAGCCAGAACGAACTCGTATATATTGGTCGCCGTCATTTGCGCTATTATTTGAAATGTTTACAACAATTCTATAATTATCATATGTTGCCGAAAAAACAGAAGTTATTGCTTGATTTGCTACTGCACTAAAACTAGTTGTATTCAGTAAAACCATTCCAGCCTTTTTAGTACCAAGAGCTGTGTTCATAGACGCGTCAATAGCGTCACCAAGGGTTTCAATAGCTGTAGCGCCGTCTTTGACCAAATCAGTTGAAGTTGGTACAGTCCAGCCATAATTAGGGGTAGTTGTTGCCATTGTTCTAGTTTATCCTTTTCTTAAATAACGTCAAGCCAACGATAATCATTAGCAAGGTTTTGCCATTGAATTGAATCGTTATAGTCTTCCCATTGTACATCTAAAGTCGAGTAGATTGAGTTAGAAACAGACATAGTAAGTTCAAGGTTCTTACGTCCAAGTGTCCAAGTCCAACCCTCGACAAAGCCCTCAAAGTATCCCTCAACTATTAGTCCTACTGGGATATTGTCTAGGTAAAGCAAACTATCCATAGTCACAGCTAGTAAATCGTCTCTAACTGTATTGGTCATATCTGAATGAGCTAGGTTAATCGACACGGCTTCAAGTGAGACTTTAGGTGTTCCTCTGTAGTTAACAAAATTTGTAGCTTGTTCTGTGGCATCAACTGTTTCAGCAAGAATGGTAGCCCTGATTTCTTCAAGCAAACCATAGTTATTTATTGACGTATCATTTTGTGCTACAACTTCAAGTACTGGGTCGTCATATCTAATAACTACGCTATTAACAATATCTGCTGTTTGTAACCTGGTTTGTATGTCAGCGTTTACAAGGTTAGCGTCAAGTTCTATTAAGTTAGTTGTGTAGTTAGCACTTCGTCTTTCAGCATCGGCATAACCAATTTCAAAATCTGGCGTATCGTATAAATAGCCCAGACCTGATTGTTGAGTTGTGTCTGTTAATTCGTAAGCCTGTTCAACTTCTGCTGGTCTAGCAAGTACTTCATAACGTCCTGGGTCAATAGTGTCTATGCCTTGTACGCCATAATTAGCCCAAGTCTCAATAGTAAAATCATTCCAAGTTTGTGTATTACTTAAATCTTCCCAAGCAACAAATAATGTTTCTTCAAGAATACGTTGAATACGTGCGCCGTCTAATTCTTCAGGATAAGCAACAGCACCAGCGTAACGCTTAACAAGTAAACCAAGAGCACCAATTGCTTGTATTTGTAAGGTATTAGGTTTACCACCTAAACCAGCGCCCTCAAATCTGTTATAAACACCTGACACTTCACCAGTAAACAACTTAACAAAAGTGCCTGCTGTGTTTTGTACTTCAATAACAACTGTGTCTAACAATTCAACTACTGGGCTTGTCCCATCAAGGTTTAATAATTCAAGATTACAATAACTAGGCTGAGTTGCTTCAAAGAAATCGTTACGACCATAAGTAATTGTTCCGTCTTGTAAAGTTGTTGAGGTTTGTACAACACCTGCAATAGTGATTCTGTAGGTCGGTGTGAAAACTGTCATTAGTTGGCAAAAGCTCTCAAACCTGAAGTATTGGTTGCTGTATTTAATGATTTAACTGTTTGTCTAGCAAAACTTTGTTGGTCTACTGGTCCTTTAAAATTGTTAGTTATAACTACTGTAGGTTTTTGATTTTTAAGAACACTAGGTACTTGACCTGCTGCGCCAGCCAAAGGTGCAAGTTGACCAACAGGGTTAATAAGTAATTTACCAAAATCAGGTAAACTATTATAAAGACTAATAGCGCGTTCTAAACCACTAATAACACTTGTTATAACTGTTAACAACTTTTTAAAGCCCTCGCCCTCAGCTGCGCCAGTAACTTTATCTAACATATCTACAAGTAATTGAGTTGTTCGTCTAAGTTGTTCACCAAGTAAATATGCTTGACCTTGAACATTGTCCATATCGTAACCAAAAGTTACTGCACCTGTTCCAGCGTCATAAAAGGCTCTAGTTAAACTTTGTTTACCTTTAGCTGTTAATCCGTCTACAAGTCCTTGTAAAGCAGGTGCTAATTGGTCTGTAGCAAATTTGGCAAATCGTTCAAGTAAAGGTAATAGTGCTTGACCTAATTGTTCTTTAGATTCATCTATAGCAATTTTAATGCGAGCCATACGGCCAGCAAAAGTTTCTGCTGCTGCTGCAGCTTGGCCAGCAAAAGTTTCGCTTAATGCTTTTGTTGCTGCGTCAAAGTCTTTAGTTTTTACAATGTTTTCATCAAGAGGAACACCAATACGTTTAAGTGCACCAAGGTTGCCGTCATAGGCTTTACCTAAGGCTTCTGTAACTGTGGCAAGGTCTTTGCCTGTACCAGCAGCAATATCAAGAGCTAATGTTTGAAGTTTTTGTGCTTTAGTAATATCCTGTGTGCTTCTTAAAAGTCTATCGAGGCTCGGACGAAGAACGTCGTCTGCTGTTCCAGAAGCTCTAGCTGTTTTGTCAATGTAATCTTCTACGGCTTTGACTTGAGCATCGGTGGCTTTAGTGGTGTTTTTAAGAGTTATTGCTAAAGACTTTTGGGCTTTTTCATCTTCAACAGCTGCTTTAACAGCGTCAATACCAATTTTAATGGCCATAGCGCCAGCAGCAGCACCAACAGCAAGAAACGCTGCAGCACCTTTTTGTAAAGCATCATCTAATTTATTGCTAAAAGTTTTGGTTTCTTTATCAGCTTTATCAAGGCCGTCAATAAAGTTTTTAGTGTCAGCAAGAAGCGCAAGTTTAAGTGTCCTAATATCAGCCATTAAAAACTCGCCACCCAAGCATCTCTAATTTTTTCATAACCTTTAAGCCATTCCTGAGCGATTGTAGGTTGAAATCTTGACATAGCACGATACAACCACCAACCCTCTTTACCACCCTTGCCAGAGCGTCTAGGGAACTGTTTGTATTGCTTTGACCCGAATTCATTACCCATTATCACATATCCAGCACTAAAAGCACTAGAGCCAACAGGACGCTTACCACCAATGCTAAAACTTGGTGCTTTATCTTTAGCTTTAATTACAATTGACTCGGCTACAGCTCTTGCTTGTTTAACATTATATGGTGCGTTATTAGCTGCACCTTTAGCATAATTAGCACCACGTTCAGCTAGTTTTCCTGCAATTTCTTGCATATCTTTTTTAGCTATATCGTCCATTTTATTAAAAGCGCGAAGAAGACCATTATAATCTCTATCTACTTTAACTAATTGAATTGCTTTAGCCATTAGCTCGCTCGTTTAATATATCTATTGCTGTAGCCCAAATATCGGGTTCTGCATTGAGCCAATAGTCGGGTGTTATCCCAGTTGCTATTGCTAGTTCTACTGCTGTTCGCCCAATACTTCGGGCTTGGTAAAATTTGCTGTCTCAAAATCAGAAGCTCCAATATCGGTGACTTTTGATTTCCAAGTTTCAAAATTTTCGACTTTCTTGGTAACGCGTTGCTGAATCTTGTGAGCCAAAAATAAAAGAAGTGTGTTACTTGGTGTGCTTTCTTCAATAAGTATTTTAACAATCGACTTACCTGAATATAGTTCTTTTTCTGCAAGTGAAAGTTCGATTGGTCTTGTCCATTCTTCAAATCTTTCACCTGTTTCTAATTCCCATAATAATTTTAGTTTAAGCATTGTGTGCCCCTGTTCTGTTTGTTGTTGTTACGCTGTTAGGTCTTCTGTTGGTATGCCGACAACTTGTAGAGATACTGAACAAGTTTGTGCGTCTGCACCTGAAGCAGAAATTCCTGGGTATTGTGGTAATACGTTACCAGTTAAAGTAACACCTGTTGTAAGTGTTAGCACAAAAGCCAACGCTGTGTCTGGTGCTGACTCTGTTGCGTCCCATAATGCTTTGTATAAACTTCCTGGACTTGTTTTACCAGCGTCGTTTAAGAAGTTAATATCAAGAGTTACGTTTGAGTCTATGTATTTGTATGCTTTACCTGCAAGAGTGTCAAAAGTTAAACGCTCAGTATCAAAATTGATAGCTGAATCTAAAATTTGTTCTGCGTATTGAATGGTAGCAATAGTTAAAGTTAAACTACGACCACTTAAAATAGTTGTTGCCATTTGTTGCCTTTCTTAGCCTGTGTAGGCTGTTTGTAGTTGTATTTCAGCAGTTAATAGGTCTGTACTATTAGTGCTTCTTATTCTAGGGCTGGAAATCGATAAAACAATAAAGTTTAACGGAATCAATCCCAGAATGGTTTCTATATCGTCTTCCAAGTTTGTTAGCGCGCTTGGGTTAGAATACGTGGTACTAACAACTTCTAATGTTAGTCGTACGTAATAGTTTTTGCTATTGCCTATAACCATTGGTTCAAGGTATGGGTCACTAGCTAAAATTAGGGCTGCTGGTGGAATTATAATTTCTGGTACGTGGTCGTAAGCTGAGTATTTTGTGTTATCTGTTATTGCGCTTTTAAGGCCTGCACGTAGCGTACTTAAAGGCATAGTTAACCTACTTGACTATTAGAGTCAATATATTTACTAATTAAACCTGTAACTTTGTACAAAAGGGTTCTGCCCATTCTGTATGGTGCTGGTGTATAATCTAGGGCTTGTTGTGTGCCACCTGCAGCTAGTCTTGATTGAAATACGTCTACAGCAATTTGTAGTACAGCTTCTTCTACAGCTGCGTTTCCATTGTATTGAACAAGTGAGTTTACTGCTGCTGTTCCATTAGGTATTTGAAAACGTATGTCGTCGTGAACTGTTGCACCTGTTGTTGTAATTTTAAAAGTGTAAGTATCTACAATATCGGATACAACTTTAGAACCGTTATGTCCTGTAACACCTGAAATAGTTATTGTTTGTCCTACATAAAATCTGTGTGGTTGTGTTGAATATAAAGTTGTTGAAGTGGTGCTTTCTGAACGTTGTGCTTCAATTGCTACTTTATGTTGTACAAGAAAATCGCCTATAGCATCTTCTGAAGTATCTATAATCGCGTTTAATGCTGTGTCGTCATAAAGAGTATTTGGAACGCCAAGTACAGCTCTTAACTGAGCTGCTGTTACTAAAACTGGCATTTTATTTCCTCTCGTTTAGGGTGAGGCTAGCCACAGGGGCGAGACTAGCCTCACGACTTAGTGGTTTATCAGGACTTGTTAAACCAGTTTGCGCCAGCTGCAATTTTTGTAGCTAGTGCGCCGTAGCCGTAGTAATTTACGTCTATTTGTCCTGTGTTGATTACGTTGGTGCGTAGGCTTAAACGTGGGCTTTCGTACCAAGTGTATGCGTCTGGGTTTAAGACAACCATTGAATAGTCACCTAAACCAGTTCCACCAGTTCCACTTACGGAACGTGATACGTACAATTCCAAACCAGCAACGTTACCTCTTAGGCTTTGTGGGCTAACTTGTCCACCTGCATTTGAAGGATTGCTTGCTGTGTAAATTGGGCGTCCGTTTGATTCTGCATAACCCATAATTTTACCCCATTGTTCAGGAGATACTACAAGGTTACGTGCAAAACCTAATGAAGCTTTGTAAACAGCTGCAGCTGCAGAAGCTACGTAGGTGATTAAGCCTGGAGCGTCTTCTGTTGTTGCTGTTGCGTTTAGTGCGCCGTCATTTGCAACTTGACCCATTACGTATGAATCTGTCGCTTTTGCGTATGCAAATTCCATTTGGCGTACAAGTTCGTCAAAAAATACTGGTGAAGAACGGTCTAACAATTCTACTGAGAATGTTTGTTGTCCACCAAATTTTTTAACTGCAACAGAAACGAATGAAGCTGCTGTATCTGTTTCAGATAATGCTGCTGCTTCGTCTGCTTGTGCAACTGTTGGTGCTGTAGTGATTTTTGGAATTTCAAAAGTCATACCTGCTGGTGGCAAAGTTGCTTTTGAAATTGCGTCAATAAATCCTCTGTCAGCGTTTGCAATTCCGTTAATTACTTCGGTTGATTGTGGTGTTGGAATAAAACCTGCGTTGTTTGAGGTTGTGTCAGCTGCCATTACATATTGACGGCTGTCTTCGTTACCAAGAGCTGCTCTAATTGAGTGTTCTAGGTATGAAGCCTTTGAAACAATTGGGCTTCTTGCTGCTGTAAAAATTGCTGGTCGAACGTTGCGTTCTGCAGCTTCTACAGCTGGGGCTTCTACAGCCTTTGCTACTTCTTCTACTACTTCTGGGGTAACTTCGTTTGACACGATAGTTTCCTCACTTTCTGTTGGTTGTGAAGTG